TCATGCCTGGGCCCAAAGCCTCCTTTTCTCACTCGCGGTCTTCGCCCGCATGATTTGGCGGGCGAGGCCCGCATACTTGATGACCATCGCTTTCGTGGAATGGCCGCTGTAGCTCATGATCTCGTCGTCATCGCAGTCGGCCCATGCCAACTCCATCACCCCGCGATAGCGCAGGGCGTGCTGGTCGTAGTCCATCAGGCCGAGCCGCTTGCGCTCGGCCACCATGATCTTGACCATGTAGTCATAGGTCATCTTGCCGCCGCTCTTCGTGGTCAGGATCGGCCGCGAGGGGTGCGGAGCAAAGCCGAGGTCTGCCTTGGCGCGGTCCAGAGCCGCCTTGAGATGATCCGTACACGGCAGTTGCAGCGCCTTGTCCGTCTTGTTCTGATGCAGCTCCAGGCATTCGCCGTCATAGTCGCCCCAGACGAAATCCACCCAGTCCCCGGGTCGCTGGACGCTGCCCACGCCGATCTCGAAGATCAGGCTGGCCTGTCCCTGCGCTTGCGCGCGCCATGCCTCTACGGCAGCGTCGGTCCACGGCTTGTGGGGCTTCTGGCGCTCTTTCGGGATCTGGATCTTACGGACCCCTTTGGCCGGGTTCATCGTGAGCCAACCGATGTCGATCGCATGCTCACAGAGAACCGACATGACCGCCGCCACGTCGTTGGCGAATTTGGCGCGGTGGCGGTTCGCGGACTGCGCCGCGATCACGTCCTTCCGCTGAAGCCTCGTCATGTCCTTCGGGCCGTTCTTCTCTTCGATGTAGATCAGCACCCGTTCATAGGTGCGGCGAGTGCCCTGCTTGAGGTTCGTCCAGCGGTCAGACGCCCGGTACGATTTGATCAGCGCGGTCCAAGACGTCTTTGCCGACACCTTCCGACCGGTCAGGATCTCCCAATACTGGCGATCGAACTCCGGGCTCGGGTAAGCCGCCGTGACGCGACCGATGTACCTCCCGCCCTTCCGGACGTAGACGAAACCGGGTTTCGTCTCGATCAGGTACTTCTTGCCGCCCCACTTGTTCACCAATCCATTCCCCCGCCCACCATTGCATCGCCGCGCGCGATCCGGCGCAGATCTTCCACATCCCACCGCTCGAACCCCCCAAGATCTCGCGGCCCGGGCAGATGGCCGGCCTCCACGAGCTGACGGAACTCGGACGGCTTCAAGCAGAAGAGCTTGGCCGCCGTCCGGTCATCAGCAAAAAGGGGAACGGGGTGGGCGGTCATGGTCAGGCGGACTTGAACTCGGCAATCGTCTCACGGAGCACTGTTGGCACCTGATCGGCCAGATACTGAAGATTGATCACGTCAGCGCGCTCAAACTCGCGGAGTTGAATTTCCGAAAAATCGTCGACGACCCAGTATCCTTCGGAAACTTCGTCTTCTTCAGCCGAGTGGATTAGGACCACCATCGAGATGCTATCCTTCGTGCCTTTCAGGTATTCGAGAACATCACCCACATGCGACCTGGCAATTCGGCAGGATTGATGGCGACCAAATCCGGTATTCATCAGCCTTTTCGATATCCAGAAGGCAATTACGTCCTTCGCAGAATAGTGCCATCGGTTCGAAATCTGCTGTCCGTAACCCGTCAGGCAACCGCGATGGCGCAGGTCTCGCTGGGAGTCCGTCGTGACGCCAGCCAGCTTCTCAACTGCAGCCGGTGGGAAAATGGTGAAGTCTTCGTCGCTCATTGCGATACTCCAGTTGTAGCTTACAACTGTAATATGCCGTTGCAAGCTACAACTGTCAAGTTGAACCTCATCCAGATATCCACCGGCTGCCGCTCTCGTGATGGCCATCACGCTGCCTGAAGTGATCCCTGGCCACGCGAACGGCAGGGTCGCCCGTGCCGGAACCAGTCCCTCAGATCGATTGGCTTGAAACAGATCAGCAGAGCTCTGACAGGTTTTAGCTTGCAGACTCGACATTAGGCATTGCCCTCCGAATTCTCGGCAAGGCAGGTCTCCCAATACTCTTTCGCGCTCGGAAAGAAGTCGAATTCGATATAGGGGGCTAGGCGCTGGAAGATCTTACCGAGGCTTAGCGTGGTCCACGAAGTGCGATCCGGAAAAATCTGCGGCTCATCGTCCAACCTTACCTGGATACTTCCGTCTGAATTTCCCGCCACTTGCAGAAAAAAATCCGCCCGCCCCATAATGGCGTCATAGTATTGAACGCGAAATACCAGATCGCTGTGGGAAAGCCCAAGATGGCCAGTTGGCTCCTTGTGCAGATGCCGGACTTCATTCTTGAACGCTTCAAGTTCTGCCTCAAATTCCTTGCTGAGATTTCCGCAAAGAAACCGCATAAACTCGATTTCTTTACGTGGGAGATCAAACGTGAAGCCGTTCGCATTGATAAACAACCTAGCGGCTTCACGTTCTATACGCCCTTCAAGATATTCATCGGTCAACATTTCAGGGAAGAATTTTGCGATGTCGTGCGGATCTAATAGTCGCATCTCTTCGCGATCCTTAAAGAATTCCCGTATCTCTTCCCGGTTCTGTTCTCGATCCAACGTCCGATAGGCTGGAGATTCTAATTGGTCTGGGTTGCTGAAACGGCGAACCTCATCTAACACCTCCACAATCATGCGCTGATCCTTGAAGTTGGGCATGAGTTGGCCGGCTATTAGAGCAAGAGCGGCTTCCTGGGGCGAGAAGTGCTTCCTGTGATCTCCCAGATCAGGAGCAAATGCACCGAGGCGGACGAAGTAGTCATATTGCACAGGGGTCATCCCTGCGAGTTCCGCCATCTGCTTCCGATACAGCTTAGCCATTTGCACCTGCGCTCCTTCGATCTCGCCCCAATATATCAGATTCAATCTGACAATCAACCCATGCCAGACTGAATCTGAAGCTTGGCCAGGCACTCACCAAACGCCGACCTCTCAGGAAGGCGATTGTTCAATTCGTCCATCGTATTGGCACATCCGCACGCCTCCAGCTGCAGGCGGAGGTGTGCGGCTCCAACATCAGACAACCTCCAACAGCGCGGCCCCCAGGAGCCCAGCCATGCTGCCCTTGTTCTTCGGGGTGTCGCCCACGTGGCCCCAAGCTGCGTCATATGGGTGCATTCGGCCGAGGGTGGCGCAGGCTTCAGCTTTGATCTTCACCCCGGCGAGTGTGTGCGACGGTTCGGTGAGCACCAGGCGAACGAAGGCGAACAGATCTTGGGATGTTCGAAAGCGAGCCTTGTTGATGGCGGCAAAGTTGCTTTCCCGCGCGACACGGTCACGCTCGGCGAGGTAGCCGGGCAGCAAGGCAAGACCCAGCTCGGCCTCGGCGATAGCGTCATGTCGATACTGTCGGAATCTCTTGCCGTAGGACCGCTTGCGCTTGTCGTCTTTGGCCAGAGACGCAAGTTCTCGTTCAATGTCTTTTTCCATTTCAGAGATCGACTTAATGTACCATGGGGCCTTTTCTCCGTCGCGGATCAGGCCCTGGCCGGTCAGGTCGCGTTCCATTTCCCGGCCAGAAAATTCCCCCCATTTGTTGCAGCACGGCTCGGGCGCCAGAGGCCATTGCGGCGACCATTCGGCCCAAGCGGCCTGCCAAGTCGACAGAGCGTCTTGGTACGCCTTCTCGACGGCTGGCAGTTCCCCCCTCAGCTTCAGCAACTTCGGGTTTTCCGTTTGCTCAGTCCGAGGCGAAGCATTGGCTGTCCCGGCTTGGGACAGAGCGGTGGCTCCTACGGCGGGCACAGCAGCTAGAAGGGTGCGGCGGGTCAGTTGTTTGGTCATGGTGCATCTCTCGGGTTGCGGCTTTCTAGGGCCTTTGCCAGAAGCGGACTGGCGCCGGGGTGCTAGAAACCTGCCGAGAGACAGGCGTGACGATTTTCCCGAAGGTCTTGCATAGCGTCACCACCCCGACATATCTTGTCGGAGGTCGCAACGCCGCCAAGCGTTCGCGAATTTCGACCGTCCCTCCGCGCCAACGGAAGGAACCTTGCCAAAGGTTTTCGGTCTATCTCAGTCCGGGTTTCTAGGCCCACGGACAGCCTGCCCTGAACAACGGAAACGGTCAATCCCCCTCGGGGGAAGTGAGGGTGCATCTGCAAACTGTTTGCAGATAGCCATCGCGCGCTGACTGCGGAAATCCGCAGTGAGGAGCCGCGCACCTACACGACGCGCCACGGCATCTTATTCGCTGCATAAGATGCGCTGAGACTTCAACCTTCAAGGAAAAGGTACACCCCAATGACCACCAAGAGCAAAACCCTCCTGATGCGCGTCGAGGACGTCGCCGAGGAAATGCGCTGCAGCACCAGAACCGTATGGAATCGGGTAGATGCCGGTATCTATCCGAAGCCCGTGAAGGACTGCGGATCGACCCGCTGGCGGCGGACTGACATCGAGCACTACGTAGAAAGCCTAGCGACGCAGGCGGCCACATAGAAGGCATGATCGCCGTCGACTTCCTCCTCAAGCTGGAAGAGCGCGTGCATCTGGGGAATTCCCCAGATGGCTCACTGTCATCGGATGACAACTTACGACGATGGTAACGCCATCATCCTAGTCACTGTCCAGATGGGCAGTGACACTCACCCAAAGGCAGCATCGAACGCCGCCACGCACTCAACGAAGATTTGGGTGCGCCACCCGCCGCGCGCGAAGCAACCACCCACAGGAACACCTGATCCATCGCCACACACGTGCGGGCGAGACGCCCCCACCCACCAAACAGGACGATTTGCGTCATATAGGTTTCGCCACCATAGTGCTGGCTTATGGATACCTATGTTCTGGAAACGACTCACGATTGCACCGACGGTTCGGGATCTCGTGAACGAGTACAGTGGCTAGTACGCGCCACGGATTTCAGCAAAGCCATGCAGATGACACCTGGCTCTGACCTCAAGCTTGTTCAGATTGGCAGCCTGCTTGACCAACAGGCCAGAGAAGCCGGTATCATAGACGGCGGTATCGTTCGGTTGTGAATTTGGCTGGCCTACGGCGCGGCGCTTGCTTGGCGAGGCGATTTGCGGTGTCGACTGGGCGCTTGGAAAGACCAGCTTCTTCGGCTCCTACACATCAGCTCACCCGAACGCGGCATCGAATGCTGCCGAGCTCAACGACGATTTGGGCGCACCGCCGGCCGCGCGCGAAACGGCTGACCGCAGGAACACCTGATCCATGGCCAGCAGCGCCCGGGCGTGATGCGGCTCAAGCGGAACGCGCATCAGCTGCGACCAGGCCAGGACGTCGGAAGGGGTGATCGGGTTCGGCCCGGTGGGGCCCATCGATCTCGAGCTGGAAAGCTCAGCGAAGGCGTTCCAGATCATTGCCCCACCCTCTGGAATCATCGGCCTCTTGCCGGCGAGATGGCGCTCCAGAGCCACACACAGAAGGCGTGAAAGACCGTTCATAATCAGATCCCCCGCAATTCACGCATGCGCGCGCGCTGCTGCTCTGTGCGCCGATCAACGCGGGTCTTCTGCGAGATCGCGTTCCCGGTTACCCCGGCTGAAACGTTCTGGCTGATTTTCGCGACCCTGGCCTGCCAGTTGCCGTCCTCGTCAACGAAGGCCCGAACATCGACATCTACCTTTGTTGACCCTGGCTGTAACGCCGTGGAAGGAGACACCCGCGGTTGCTGTATCGTCATAGCCCTCGGGCTCACCGGCATCGTGTCGATACTGTCCACCAGGCCACCACCGGCGAAGCCCGGCATGCCGTTGTTGATTCCCTCCAACAGCCCCAGCACGCCCGGCCTGCGCACCTGACTCGCCTGCACCACATACTCGCCCCGATGGACCACACCCGCCGGTTCATGCTTGCCGCCGGCGCCGGTGTAGCCGCCCCCAGAGAACCCCAGCAGGCTTCCCACTGCAGAGAAGAACCCACTCCCTCCGCCGCTCGTCGCCAGGCCGATGATGGACCGCTGCAGCTGGATTTCGGCGAGCTGCAGAAGAAGATCCTTCAAGGCCTCGCCCGCAGATTTCGAACCGTCCAGGATCCCGAGGAACAAGTCTGACATCGCGTCGGCGCCGCGCATGGCGTTCTCCTCGATCATGTCGAGTCTGTCAGCTGCGCTGTCTGCCGCCGTGCCTGCCTGAGCATATGCCAGGGCAAGTTGGTCGATCTCGGCTCGCAGTTCCGGTGTCAGATCCTTCCCGGCGGCCTGGGCTTGATAAAGCAGCTCGGCCCTCTTCCGCGCGTAGTCCACCGCGTTGCCATAGGCAGTGCCAGAGTCAGCGACCGCTGCCAGAGCCACCGCCTCGGCCTCCAGTCGGGCAATCTCGTCTTGGGTGCGCGCCACCTCCTTCTGGAAATCATCCGCGCTCCGCCCGCCACCGCCCGATCCGGAGGAAGGTGCCGATCCGAAATCCACGCTGGGCAGCTGTGGACGCGGCGAGATCTCAGGAGCGTACTCACCAGGGCGCAGCTCCACATTCGGCCGGCGGCCGTTCTGGGGGCCATAGGTGGCGGTGTCGGCATTGCCCTCGGGCAGGTTCTCCCGAAGCGAGACGGCATTTCGGGACGCGGTCCGAAGCGCCTCGGCGATCCCGCTGATCGCGGCGATCACATTGCCGAAGCGCTTGCGGTCGACGTCGTCCAGTTCAGCCAGAAGGCTTTGGGCCTCCTCGATCAGGTCGGACACAGCATCTTCGAATTCGCCGGCATTCGTGGCTCCGGTCTGGAAGGCCTGCATTTCCGTGGCGATGTCCTGGAGGATGGCCGCCAGGTCGTGCGCCTCCTCGACGTCGGCGACATCCATGAGGCGGATGCCGTCCGGGCCGGTTGCCGCGTTGATCGTGCGAAAGAGCTCGTCGTAGACGTCGACCAGTTCCTCGGCACTGCGCCGCTGGTCGTCGGTGGCTTCCTCGCCGTCCTTCATGGCCCGGTAGTTCGCTTCGCCCATCATGGCGATCGCGCGCTCAGCAGATCCGAAGATTTCATCCACGTCGATCGTGAGGGCGTCCTCGATTGCGCCGGCCAGGTTGACCACGATGGTTTTGGACAAGGTGGAGATTCGTTGCGTGATCTCAGCGAACTTCCGGTCCAGCTCGGCCGCCTTGGCAACGGTGTCCTCCTCGATCACGGCGCCAAGCTCGTGGGCCCGGGTCATCATCTTGCGGATCCCGGCCTCGCCCTGGCCGAGCAGTTCGACAAACCTTTCGCCGCCGGTCCCGCCGAACACCTCGTCGGCCACCCGGATCTGGGCGGCGCGGTCCAGATCCTCCATGCGCTTGACGATGTCGAGGAACAGCTCATCCGGCTCTTCCAGGCGCCGGGTCAGCTCCTTGGCATTGTATCCGAGCCGCTTGAAGGCATCTGCGGCCGACCCCTTGCCGGTAACCACGAATTCGTCAGCGCGCAGTTGCAGCTCTTTCAGCCCGTCGACCATGGTGTCCACATCGATACGGCTCTGCTCGGAAACGAACTTCAGTTCCTGGAAGGCCGTCACGCTGACACCGGAGCGCCGCGCCTGCCGATCCACCTCGGCCAGGCTTCGCACGGCCTCCGTTGCGCCCCTCGTCAACGCAGCGATGCCGGTAGCCACGGCTCCGGCAATGAAGGCCTTACCGAAGGCCCCAATCCGCGTGGATGTTGATGCCAGCGCCTGGTTGATCCGAGCCGTGGAGCTCAGCATGTCGCGCTCCATTGCCGTCGTAGCGACCTTGGATCCGCGCCGCAGCGACTGGTAGGACTGCGTCCCGCGCTTCTCCGCCTTGATCATGTTCTTCTCGAAGTCACGGATCCGCGCTTCAAGCGCGACGATCAGGCGTTCCTCGTCCATGTCTGTTCCCTCACGCTGTCCAAAGGTCGTCGGTGAACCAGCCGGAGGAGGTGGTGAACCCTCCCTCGTTGGCGGCGCACCGCGACACCACCATGGCGGCCGCCACGGCCCCATCGATTGAAAGCCATTGCTTCGGCTTGGTGAACTTCACGACGTGGCCGTGGTCGTTCCGCTTCACCACCACATTGGCAAAGCAGTGCCGGAGCACCGGGTGCCCACCGTGCCGGAACTCCCCGCCCAGTATGGCGCGCTCGAGCTCCATGATGGCGGGCATCATCAGTGAAGGGATCTGGCGGAAGTCGACCGCCGGCAGCCCCATCTCGACAATCTTCGGCTGCACCTGTCGCGCCATGTGCGGGTCGAAGGCGATCTCGCGCACGTCGAATTCCTCGCACAGTTCGATGATCTTCTGTTCGATGCGGACATAGTCGATCACGTTGCCGTCTGTGGCCTCGATCAGCTCGTCCTCGGCCCAGTCAAGATAGGACGCGCCGGAGCGATCCGACCGCGCGCTGATCCCGTCTTCCGTGATCTCGGTGCCGTCATCCTGCTGCTCGACACGCTCGGACGGGCAGAAGAACCAGGGGAAGACCGCGTAGCCGTCGGCCGTGCGCCAGCAGGCGACGATCACGGAAAGGTCGATCGTGCTGGAGAGGTCGACCGCCAGCCAGCAGGGGGCATCCCTGAGGGCGTCCAGATCAACCGCCTTGGCCCCGTCGTCGTAGACGGCCATGTCGACGAAGGGGTCGGTGCTGGCATCCTGCCAAACGTTCAGCTTCAGCTGCAGCAGGGATTGCCGTTCGCCGACGCTGCGTTCGGCGCGCTTTGCGTGGCGGCGGAAGCCCTTGAGGCTGGGGTATCCGTGCTGCAGGCCCGGGTTGACCTGGTGCCAAAGCTCCTCGTCGCGCCAGTCGGCCCGCCGGTCCGCTTCGAAGATGATCGGCAGGACGCTCGGATCATCCACCGCGCCGGTCGCCACCTTCCGGGCGCCGTCGAAGAACTCGAAAGCCAGGTTGTCCTGCCCCCGGCCGGCCGTGCTCGCGACCACCAGCAGGGAATCGTCCACCTTCTCCAGGCCTGTAGTCAGGGCTTCCCAGAGGTCCCGGCCCTTCCAGATGTGGATCTCGTCGGCGAGCACGAAATGCGGCGTGCGCCCGTGCTGCGGCCCGCCCTCGCCGGAGATGACCTCCAGGTACGAGGCATCGCGCTTGTAGGTCAGTTTCTTCGGGGCGTTGTGGGCGTCGTGCAGCTTGGTCGCCGCGACCAGGCGCTTGTCCTCCCGGATGATGCCGGCCGCCTCGCGGAAGCCGATCCCGGCCTGCTTGCGATCGGCCGCGGCAAAAATAGCCTCGCCGCCCGGGACGCGTTCCGGCCCGATCGTGTGCAGCAGCGCCAGCGCCGCCGCCAGGGACGTCTTGCGGTTCCCGCGCGGAAGCATGAGCGCCACGGTGTTGACGATCCTGTGGCCATGCTCGTCCCGGGGCCCGTAGATCCGCCGCACGATCCGCTCCTGCCAGGGGTCGAGCTGGAACGACCGGTTGGGCAGGATGCTCTTGGGGTGGCGCAGGGCCCGCAGGAACTGGACAGCGCGTTCGCCCTTGCCGATCGGGTCGGGGATCTCGGATCCGTCATAGATCCAGTGCGGGAATGCGTCACTGATCGAGGGGGTTGGGCGCATCGTCGCCGTCCTCCTGCTCTCGCACCGCGGGGCGCGAACGCGACACCGGCGTGAGCCCCAGCTCGGCCGCCAGCAGGCGGGACCGGGTCATGGCGTCGGATTGAATGCCGACGGCCGGGTTGCGCTTCATGCGGCCTTCAATGTCTGTCAGCACGTGGCCATGCTGCTGCAGATGTGCTTCCATCTCGCGCACCGTGCCGATCGCCAGGCAATAGTTCTCCAGGCTGCCGAGATCGGCCTCCGTCAGGATCCGCCTGTCCGTCAGGATCGGCATCACCCGATCCCATTCTGCCCGGGCGAAGTCCGTGAACCAGTCCGGCGCCGGCAGGTGGGACAGGGCTTCGGGATCGGTCATGAGTTCCGGCTTGGCCCCTCTCATGGCGACACCGCCTTGCATCGGAGCTCCAGGCCCCTGCGGCGGCCGATGGTCACGATCTTCTCGATGTCGTAGGCGGTCCCGTCGAAGCTGACGCGATTCGTATTGGTGACCCCTGGAAGATAGCGCGTGCGAAAGGCGAGCGTGGCCACGTCGGTGTCACCGGCTCCTCGAAGGAATTCCTCGGTCGCCTGCTCGATCAGTTCTGCGCGCAGCGTGGCCAGCTTGGACCAGCTCTGTACCGGCGTGCCGGCATCGTTCACCGTGGCTGTCGCCTGCTGGATCTCGATCACGTGGACCAGGCGCCCCGCCTTCATGCCGCGATCTCCTCTGCCAGAACGTCCACGACCATGACGCCGTGCGAGCTCTCGCCGTCCGGATCGGACATGACGCGCATGCTGCTGACCCGCCAATCGGCGCAGTGATAGGTCGGTCCGAGATCAAGCCGGCCCGACCGAATTGCGGTGCGGACCGCCGACATGATCTCCTTCACGACCTCGCGCGACGGCTCGGTCTTCCAGATGTGGATCGTGTGAAAAACGCGCTCGCGGGGGCGGGCGATCGCATTGCCTTCGTCTATCACCTGAGACTCGCCGATCACGATACCGGGGCGCGGCGCCGGCGCGCCGTTGCGATCGAGGATGCTTGTCGCGGGCACCAGATCCGTCACGGCGGACGTGGCCACCAGGCGGGCACGGATGGCTTTCTGTACGACCAGATCTGCGGACATCACCGGGCCTCCCGAATTGCCTTGGCCATGACCCGCTTGATGCGGTTCTCAGCGCGCTTCCGGGCCAACCGGAAGCCGGGCCAGAAAAAGGGTTGGGCGGGGTGGTGGCGGGTGCCGTATTCCTGCAGGTGGGGGTATCTGACATCGCTGTTGCCTGCCGTGATCGCCACTTGGTTTTCGGGTACGATCTGGGCGCCGCCAGGCTGGGAATAGGGCGGCGTGGATTGACCGGCGGGCGTCACGGCGATCGACCCCTTGAGGTCTCCTTCATCCTCCGGCGCCAACACCTCCATGGCTTCCGCAATCTCGTACCCGCCTTGAAGCAGGGCGGGCTCAGCAGCGGTCTTGCCGGCCCGGACCATCGCCCTCATGCGCTTTTGGAAGCTGGAAAGACCCCCGTCATCTGCCATCAGAAAGTGAACTCCCGGTATTCCAAGATGATCTCGCCGACCCCGAAAGGAACCTCGCGCATTGCCTCTCCCGCCGTCTCGCGCTGCTCGTACCACCAGGCAGCCAACTGGGTGACGGCCTCGATCAAAGCCGGGGGGATCGGATCCTGATCGATGCCGCCATAGGTCGCCTCGATCTCGAATCCGAGCAGGCGCTCGACATGGTTCTGGGCGGCATCGATCTTGCGCTGAAGCATTGGGGCGTCGACAGACCCCATGTCGTCGGTGAACGACAACTGCTCCTCCATTTCAGAGATTGTGACGATTGGCATGGCCCAACCTCAGGCCGCCGCGTTCACGCGCACGACGTTGGAGTTGATCCAGAGCGACAGGTTCAGCTTCATGACGTTGTTCGCTGTGTCGAGCTGTTCGGACGCGCCGCCGATAATGGCGATGAAGTACCGCTCGGACGGGGTGCCGCCGGTCGGGGCGTCGTCGAACTCAATCTTGATCGCGTAGTTGTTGTCGGTCTTTTCTGCGGCGATAGCGGCAAGTTGGCCTGCGTCGGCGTAGTCGATCCCGCAAACCACCTCCATGGTGCCTGCGGACCGCGTCCCCTTGACGCGCCTGGTGCGGGATTCTGAGATGACGTCGAAGGTGATTTCCTGCGACGTGTCCCCGAAGCTTCCGATGGATTCGGCTTGCTTGATCTCCACCCAGGTCTGGGCATCGAAATCGGCTTCGACGTGGTCAGTGGTTTTTGCCGGAACGGCGCCGCCGATGTAGATCTTGGCGCCCGCAGTCGCGAAAATGGGCATGGGGTCAGGTCCTTATATAGACGCGCCGCTCCAGTCGTTGCTTGGCGCTGTTGTGATGATGGGCGCAGAGGCCCTGCCAATTGGAGGGGTCATCCCGCAGGGCCGGGTCGCCCTTGTGCGGAATGATGTGGTCGACGTGGCGGGCCTGCTCCTTGCAGCCCGGCCACTTGCACTGCCGGTTCTCGCGGCGGGCAAGGAAGGCTTTCGCAGTGCGCTCCCATGTGCCGCCGTAGCCTCGCTGGCTGCTGTTCGGGCGGGTCTTGTCGAAGCGCGCCTTGCGCTCTGCATCGCGCGCCACCTCGCACGCACAACGTTGACCCGGGGCAATGCTCCGGCCGCAGCTGCAGAGGCGAGGGGCGCGGGATGGCATCAGGACACCGGCGCTTCGGCGGGATGACCCTTCACGATCACCGCACCAGCCGCGAGGGACGTACCCCCGTTCAAGGTGAACACCGTGCGGATGTACCGCTTGTTGCCGATGTAGCCCTGCTTGTAGACGCTGGCGGCTTCCAGCGTGGCGGGCAGATCGCCCACCAGGTGCTCGGCCGCGACGTCCGTGAAGTCGCCGGAGGTCGTGGTGTCGCTCTCCTGCAGCTTAGCCGTGAAGTCGCCGGCACCAGCGATGGCGCCGGTATTGATCACCAGGGCGGCGCTGTTGAAACCCAGCAGGTCGATCGCGGCCGAGGTGTTTGTGGCGGTAAGGACCGCAGGCGCTACCGCCTGGACCACGCCGATATTGGGTGCAATGTCACGCATTGGGTCGCTCCTTACGAGGTGGACATCTTGAGCTTGCGGAAGCGCGCGGCCTGGAGCACGCGGCCGCCGACGCGGCGGGTTGCGTGGATCCGGGTGAGGCCCTTGGTCGCGAGCAGATACGGGTTGACGAGGATCGACATGGCCAGCCGATCCACGATCCGATAGGCGCTGAAGTCGCCGTAGAGGATCGGGAAGTCGCCAGACGCAATGTCGGGCATGTCCACGGCCTCGATCACCGGGCGGCCGAGGATCGTCTCGGGCTGGCCCGCCTGGAAGCTCGGTTGCCAGAGGAACCGGCCGTCGCCGTCTTTCAGGGTCCGGATGACGCCCAGCGTGGTGCCGTTCATCATCCAGGTGCCGCTGTTCCGGTAGGCCGCGGGCAGGTCGTACATCATCTTGATCATGGCGTCGGGCGACACGGCGGTGGTCGAGCCATTCACCCACTCGGCGATGTCGGCATGGGTCATCAGGCCCTCGGGCTGGCCGGCGCCGGTGCCGTTCACGAAGGACGCGCCTTCCTTCTGGCCGAAGTCTTCAGCCAGGGCGAGGCGCACTTCCGCCTCGGCCGTGCCGCCGCTGTCGGACAACAGCTCGTTGGAGATGTCCACGTAGGTCATCAGCTTGCGGGCCGGAACTTCGAGCTGACCGAAGGGGACCGTGGATTCCTCGGCCTCTTCCGCTTCACCTTCCCACTGCGCGTTGGTGATGCCCGTGCGCTTGGGATATTTCACCGACGGCGAGGAGATGCTGCGGACGCTGGCGACCGACCGGATCGGCGAGTATTCCACCAGGTCGCGGATGAACTCGGTCGACATCTCGGCCGGCGCCAGGTAGCCGCCCTGTTCGTCATTCGAGACGGTGAGGGCCTTGACCTCTGCGTCGGTCGCTCCGTTGCCCTTGCGAAGGTAGGTGCCGAAGGATTTCTTCTCGGCCACGGCTGCTTCATTGGGATCGTCGCTGCTGCCACTGCCGGCACGGTTCGCCTTGGCTTCGATCCTGTCGAGCCGTTCGGCGAGTTTCTTCCGCTCGGAGTCCTGGTCGTCGAACCGCTTGTTCACGATGTCGGTCAGGTCGGTCAGTGCCTTGGTGACGATGCCCTCCGGGTCATCCTCGCCGCCGTCCTTCAGGGTGATTGCCGCGCTGCCCAGCAGCTCGGTCTTGCTCATGTGTCGCATCAGGTATCCTTTTTTGCGAGCTGCGCCGCGGCGCGTTGCAGGGTGGCGGCAAGGCTCAGCGCCCGCACCGCAGTCTTGGCCGAGGTCACCCTCGCGCCGGGGTGCATTGGAATTGTCACGAGGCTGGCTTCCAGCAGTTCGAGCTCCTGGATGGTCCGGCCGCCCCGGGGGCGCTTGGCCGCTTTCTTCGTACGGAAGCCGATCGAGATCCCGCGCACCGCGCCGGAGCGGACCAGCGCACGGACTTCCCGGGCCCGGGGAACGTCGTCGATCAGCAGACGGCCCTTGAGGTGCAGCCCGTCGCCGCGCTCCTCGGCAACATCCCAAGTCCCGATGGGGTCGTTCTGGTCGTGGCCGAAGAGCATTGGCAGCGGCAGGGCAGCGCCGGAGAAGGCGCCCTTCACGATCATGTCGCCGATCCGGTCGGGTTCGGCGAACTTCCACGCCATCCCTTCCACAGTGCCGTCGTCGGCAGCCTCGATCTTGGTTTCGAGATAGACGCGATCCATCAGGTCAGAGCCTCCAGTCCGGCGGCGGTCGTGCCCGTGGCATGAACCCTGATCACCTGGACAATCATCGTTTCCCCAACGCCGATCTCGGTATTCCGGACCTCGCCGGTGCGGGTCGTGATGCGGAGCGTTCCCGCCGTTCCACTGGAAGGCTTGCAGCGAATGGCGCGGGCCATGTCTGGCAGATCAATGCCATCGTCGGGCGTGATTGGAACGAGATCGAAAGCGGGGTCGACCGTGGATGGCGAATAGTTGTTGAAATCGATCATGACGTCCTCCGATGTGCCGCGCGGTCCGACGCGAAGCTGTCGACCTGGGCCTGTACCCATGCGGCGGCCTTGAGCAGGCGGACGATGTTGCCGTGGGTGAAGGGCACCGGCTGACCATCTTCCGAGATCTCCCAGGCCAGCACGCAGCGCGCCAGACTGTCGATCCTGGCACGTTCCCGCGCCTCGGCACTCACCCGGCCCTCGGCATCGGCCACGTCGGTCAGGTCATCGGCCAGGCGAAGGCGCGCGCGGTTCTGCGTCTCGCTGTCGGGCCCGGCAACCTTGAGGCGGATCCCGGTCGGCTGCCCGGTCACCGGGTCCAGAAGGTCGAACCAGGCGCCTCGCTCCTGGTCGGTCGAAAATGCGCGGATATCGTCAAGCTGCATCGGACGGCTCCTGATCTTTGGGCGTGCCGGCATCTGGGGCCGCGCTGATGTTGGGATTGGCGAATTCGTTGCCGCCGTCGTAGGGCGCCAGGCCCAGCCAGGCGCGGCCCTCGTTGGGGTTGATGGTGCGCGAGGAGATCAGCGAGTTGATGACCGTCGCGCGGGTGGCGAGATCGGCGCGGGTCAGGTCGTCCCGGTCGAACCGGATCGCGTAGGCGCCGCGCTCCTCCGGAGGGAACATGGCCCGGCGGAGGGCGCCCTCGGTGGCCCGAAGCCAGGGCTCCAGCGTGTAGCTGAGGAATTCGCGGCCCATCTGCTCGGTGTTCGACCAGGTCGCACGGTCGTGGTCATAGAGCATGGACGGCGGCACCCGGAAGGCACGGGCGACCTCCAGGATCTGGAACTTGCGGTTTTCGAGAAACTGGCTGTCCGTCGAATTGAAGGTGAATGGCTCGAACTCGGTTCCATCGTACAGGATCGCCGTCTGCCCGCTCGTGTCGTCGCCCTCGTGGGTCGCGCGCCAGGCTGTCCTGGCCTTCTTGACGCTCTCTTCGCCCATTCCTTTGGGGAACTTCAGCGCACCGGAGGGACGTGCCCCGCGGCCGAACAGGCGGGCGGCATGGCGATCCAAAGCGATTTCGATCCCGATCGCTTCGCACGCCAGGGAGAGGGGTGACTTCCCGAAGGGGCTGCGCAGGTGGATGATGTTCGAGGCGGGCACCGAGCGCGCGTCGATCTTGTAGCTCGGTTCACCGGTGGTCTGGTCGAACTGGACGTCGATCACCCCGCGGCGGTAGCGGACGATCTCTGCGATCCGCCCGTCCGCCAGCCGGTTGACGTAGGCCATGCCGCCCTTGTCGTCGGACAGCGCATCGATCACCAGGTCCCGGATCAGCGAAAAGCCATCGGTCCAGTCGTTGGCCTCGTCGCGAAGAAGGGACAGAACGGCGTGGCCCGGGTCTGCGACTTCAGTTCCGTCCGCCTCGATCCGCTTGACCGCAACGTCCAACGTGGCAACGGCTTCGGAAATAACTCGGATGGCAGAGCCTACCGCCGGCACCCGCAGCGCTGCGTCCGGGGTGACGATCGTGCCGCCCGCGGTGGTCGGGGTGACGCCGAAGAGGGCATAGAGATCGTCGCCAGGTTCGGCGAGCCCTTTCTTCACGTACTGGACGAAGCGTTGTAGTTTGTTCATGCAGCTAGTTTCGGCGCAGGAACATGTCGTGAACAGATTGAGTATTCTGGCTAATGGCTGGTTTTCGTGGGTTCACGTAACCAGCGAAAATCCTGATTGGGTCCTATCTTGCGCGCTGCTCCCCGCGCCGGTCCCCAAGGTGGCCCCAAAGTCGAGGACCACCCCCGGGGGCGTCACTCCGTCGCGAGGACGGTGCCCGTGAACCCCTCGTAGATCATCTCGGCGCGTTCCTTCACTGCCTGGATCAAACCCGCGTCCTCAAGGCTGACTCTGACCGTGTCGCCTCTGTGCGTGCTGCCCACGGGCCCCTTCACCTGGATCTGCCCGTTCTTCTTGAGCATGGCACATCCTCTGATCTTCATGCCAGCGATTGCTAGATCGAAGACAGCCAACAGGCTGACACCGTTCTGGTTCTCATGGGCGTTGATGATCTGGATACGGGACAGGGCGAATTCGGGTACGGTGCTCATGATTATTTCCTCCTGAGCCATGCGTTGAGTTCGGAGCGCAGAGCGAAGTAACTCTCGCCGTCCGGGCGGTAGATCGGGCAGTCCGGCAGTCGGGCCAAGCGCCGGGCCTTGTCGACGGACACGCCGATGGAGGCCGCGATGTTGCTCAGGCCCCAGAGCTTTTCTGGGCCGGTAGTGATGGCGTCGAAGCGCCAACGGTCAAGCGGTGGGTTGTTAGCCATGCTGCTCTTCTCCTTCGTTCCTCATTAGGTCAGCTTTGCTGTCATTATTTTCGTTGGTGACATTACCGCCACCCGCTCCTTCCCCCCGCTAAAGCAGACAAGCAGTAGGCGCTCGTCATCGAGGGAAGGCCCGTCTCTACCGCTGCCGTATCCACGCGATGCCCGTGTCGTGGGCCAGCCGCTTCCCCGCAGGCTTTGCTCCTGCCCCGCCCATTGCAGCTCTGCGCTGGCGCGGTCCCCGGTCTGAAAACAGCCGGTGGGTATCATTGTCGCGTTTCTGCCATGCCTATACGGAGCCGGTTCATGGCGGGTCGGGTGAGTTCCCCGGCAGTCATTCCCGCTGTTGTCGCACAGCGGTCAGAGGCGCGGACGGAAGGCGCAGTGGGTGAGATATGCCCCGACTTGGCCGGGTATGCTCTATGCCCTCTGCGCCCAATTACCTGCTACGCTGGCGCCGTCCGACAGACAGCGCAGCAGGTAATCACTCGATGACGGTGAAATCTTCCTCCTGTTCATCGGGGTGCGTGAACAGCTCATTGACCATGCGGTTCATGATCTCAGCTTGCTTGGGGGTCGGGCTCCACCTGGGACGGCGGGACTGCGTGGCGATGCTTCTGGCAAAGTCCTTGGCCCAGCCGTCGGGCGCGCTGGACACGACGGCCGGCCAATGAAAGATGGCGCGCTCAATCTGGAACGAAGGGGTCATGCCGCTGCCCTCCCGCCCACATGGTTCAGGAAGTCGGCCTGCCGATCCGGGCGCATGGCGTCGAACGCGGCAAGGCAGTAGGCGTCCAGCTCGGCAGGCGTGGATCGCTCGGCCCAGAACCGGGCTTCTGGCATCGGGTTGAACAGAGACGGCCCCGGTGGGGTCGATTTGCCCAGGACAGCCTCGGCAGTAGCGTAGGCGTCCTGCCAGTCGAGGGACCGCAGAGCGGCCCAGGCCAATTGGACCCGTTCCGGTTTGGGCAGGCGGGCCGACCACACGAGGGTCACACCGTTCCATCCGTCGAAAGTGTTCAGGGTGAGGGCGTGACCGAGAACTTTCGCTGCCCGGTGGTGCTGTGTTGCTTGGGAGCGTGTCGTCATGCCACGATCCCCCAGTGCAGTGCCAGAATGGGGTGACGCGCCGCAATCAATGCGGTAAGCTGATCGGGAACGGTTACTGCTTTGTTCAACCCTTTGACCCCGACTGCGCCCGCCAGCGCGTCGGGGTTTTTCTTTGCAGAAACCAAGATCAGCGGGTTATCATGTTCACCTTCCGTTTCCGGAATGTCCCGATAACTTTTTCGGCCTAGATCGTTGTATTTTTTGGAGAAGTCCGGGGATTTGGAGACCGTCGCTCTACCAACTGAGCTATACCCCTAGGACCGGCTTGGTGAATAGGCAAGGCGGCGGAGAAGTGCAAGGGAAAAGCTCGGGCCTTCCGCCAGATCATTCAGGCTCCGGCCGGTCGCTCTTTGCACCGCCTTCCGGCATCGCCGCTTCCAGCGCGGCCAGGTCGCCACCGCAGATTTCGGCCTGGTGCCTGAGGATGTGTTCGATGGACCATGTCCACCACGCGATCGCGATCAGGCGGCGGATCACGTCGCGTTCGAACCGCCGGCGCGGGACGCGGCCCGGGTTGCCCGCCACGATCGAACAGGGCGGGATGCGCCCGCCGACGGCCGCCCCATGTCGAGGCCGTCGAAGGTGGCGAAGGGAAAGGCCCAGTCCCGGGGCGTCGTGTGGGCCCAGGCATAGGTACAGGCGCCGACCTTCCAGCGGGGATGGTCGATGGCGGCCGACAGAAAGACGGTGCCACAGAAAGAGGGCGCCACAGAAAGACGGCGCCCTTGTGGATCTGCCCGTCGGGCAGGGTGACGGGGAACCGGGTGTCGGCATCGGGAAACGTCATGGCGCTGTCCTGGGTCAGGGGTGAAACGGGTGACTCGCGGGGGCGTGCAAGACCGTTTCGCGTGAAAAAGGCGTTAAGATCCGGCATCAAATATCATGGTAAACATTTGAAATGTCATGGTTAATACCTAAAAGCCACCGCAATTTCCCTTCGGTTGGTCCTGCCGGCCCTGCTACAGTGTTCGCGGAATAACGGGACTAGTCAAAATGCGTGGATCAAAATGCCGATCCAGACACTTCAAGCTCTATCTGGCCATCGTCGTGACAACGGCCAGCACCTTTGCCATCAGTGGGCAGCTGGACCTGATGGAACGGTTCTACCAGTTCAGCCATGCGCACGAACGATGGGAATTGGACGAATTGGCCGTGCTGGTGCTGAACAGCATCGTGGCGCTGACCGTCATCCTGATCGTGCGTACACGCGACATGCGCAAGGCCCTGCGGGAACGCGATGCGGCCGAGGCGAACATTCGCAAGATGGCCCGCCACGATGCGCTGACCGGGCTGTTCAACCGCCGCGCCTTCCTGGATCACCTGTCCCGGGTCGCCGGTCTGGACAGCGACCGCAAGGCCGACCTGATCCTGATGATGCTGGACCTTGACCGGTTCAAGGCGGTGAACGACTTGCACGGGCACAATTGCGGCGACGCGGTCCTGATGGAAACCGCCCGGCGTCTGGAACGGCAATTGGGCGACGGCGACGTGCTGGCGCGGCTGGGCGGCGATGAATTCAGTATCGCGCTGGCGCCGGGATCTTCGGTGGAACGGGCGGAACGGCTGGCGCACAAGATCTGCTCCGAGATCGCCAGACCCGTCCGATACCGCGAGATTTCGGTGACGATCGGCACCTGCGTCGGGCTGGCCACGATCGACCGGTCGACCCGTTTTGCCGACGGCCTGGGGTTCGCCGATCACGCGCTGTACGCCGCCAAGAACATGGGCCGCGGGCAGTTCGCATGGTACGACGCCGGGCTGGACGCCGCCGCCAAGGAACGCCTGCAGATCGAAGCGGACCTGCGCGACGCCATTTCCAGGGGCGAGGTGGTGGCCCATTACCAGCCGATCTTTGACATCCGGACCGACGTGCTGCGCGGGTTCGAGGTTCTGGCCCGCTGGCAGACCGAAACCCGGGGGCAAATCCCGCCATCGACTTTCATCGGCATCGCCGAAGACACCGGCCTGATCGCCCCCCTGGGGTGGAGCATCCTGGAACAGGCCTGCGAGACCGGGCGCCAGTGGCCGTCGGCCCTGAAGATGTCGATCAACTTCTCGTCGATGCAGTTCCAGGACCCGCAGCTGGTGGAACGGGTCGGCGCGATCCTGACGAAGACCGGGTTTGACCCGGCGCGGCTGGACATCGAGATCACCGAAAGCGTCTTCATGAAGGACATCGCCCTGGCCAAGTGGTCCATCGAACAGCTGCACCGGATGGGGATCTCGCTGTCGCTGGACGATTTCGGCACGGGCTATTCGTCGCTGTCCTACCTGCGACAATTGCCGTTCGACCGGATCAAGATCGACCGCAGCTTCGTGACGGGCATCCAGTCGAACGCCGAGAACCAGAAGCTGGTGACCGGGATCCTGTCGCTGGCCCATGGGCTGAGCCTGGATGTCACGGCCGAGGGGATCGAGACCGAGGGCGACCTGGCGTTCCTGCAGGCGGCGGATTGCCAGCTGGGTCAAGGATACATCTTTGCTCAGGCGATCAGCGCGGCCGAGGTGGAGTGGATGCTGGAAACCAAGTGGGCGCTTGCCGATAGCACGGACGAGGTGCCGGGCCAGGTGCCGGACCGGGCGACGAACGCCGGCGCCCGCAAGACGGGCTGA